TCGGGTGAAACCAATTCCTTTACCAGGGCCGTAAACCGCCGTAACCCAGCGATCTTCGACCATGACGACATAGCGCGTCATTGCTCTTCAGTGACTACTGTGTAAGGTTACAGCCCCGACCTAGTGTGCGTCGGTATATCACGAAACACAACTGAGTCTTATGCGTCAGTTTCTGACACTTTGCCTTCTTGCTTGGAGCGCATCCTTCCCTCAACCCGCCGCTTCACCGACTCTCTCCATGCAGCCTCGTCAGCCGCCTGAGCCGCTTTGTAGTCCGAAGCAGGCAAAGACTTTTCGAGCGCTGCGTAGACCATCTCCCGCAGCAACGCCGTAACTTTCTTGCCTTCCGCCACCGCAAGGTTTTCCGCCAACTTGTAGCGGTGCGGATCCAGAAGCAGCTGGCAGTAATACTTGTTTCCGTGGTTCAGCGGCATGGGCTGCGGTCTAGTCTGCTACACAATAGCATAGTGAGTCACAGTAGTCTCACCACCGCACGTCGTCATCAACCCGTTTCCGCCACGCATTGGCCTGCGCCACTCGCGCCCCACCCCTCTGCTTGGCACACCCTTTTCGTACATCCCGCGCCCACTGCAAAAAAGCGGCAGCCCGCTGCAAATCTGCCGTTTTCGCCGCACGAATCTCCCGATTTAGCCATTCGAGCACCAGTTCACGACCAGTCTTGGGCCGACTCATGCCAGCCCGTCTTTCTTGAGGTCTTCAATCCTCCGAATACCGATCACCTTCTGGTCCGGGCACATCCGCATCGCATACTCCCGTGCCGTATAGGCATCGGGAGCTTCGAGGTAAAGGTTGTGCGTGGGACCGTGGCGAGGCCACATGGTTACGCGGTATTCGGTCAGCTCGCTCACTTGGCCTCTTGCCAGCTATTCCCGACCTTAGCTTCAGCAAGCGGCGGAATCTCACCTAACCAACGAGCTTCAGCTTCCTCCATCACGGTCCGCAACTGGAGCGCCCAAACATCGGCATGTTCTGCTCTTACGAGCAGGATGATTTCGTCATGCACCACGCCGGCCAAACGCACCACGTCCTCCCCGTCGGCGTGGAGTAGCGGCCACAATTTGCCGAGCGTAAGTTTGAGAACTGCGGCACCTGCACCTTGGATTGGGGTGTTACAGCGCGTGGTGAGTTTGTTGTGCTCACCCGGTAAAAACCGCCGCAAGCCCGAGATGCGTATGCGGATAGATGGATTGTCCTTAGCCGCATCAGCAGCTGCAGCATTTTCGCGCTGCCATTTGGAGATGCCTTTATATGCAGCGTGGAACTTTTGCCGCACTTCCGCCGCCTCATCAATATCCATCTGGATTCCGGTCGCTGCTGCGTAATTTCTGAGTCCTTTTGCGCCACTTCCGTATAACAATCCGAAGTTTGCCGATTTTGCAATTTGCCGTTGCTCCTTTGTAACCTCATCGGCTTCAACCCCGTAAATCTGCGTCGCCGTCATCGTATGAAGGTCCTCCCCGAACTGGAACACCGCTGTCATTAAGGGATCCTGTGCTTCTGCCGCCGCAAGCCGCAGCTCCATTTGCCCATAGTCCGCTACAACCAGTTTCCAACCAGTTGGAGCCTGCACCGCCATACGGAAACGCGGATCACGCGGAATCTGCTGAAGGTTCGGCGAAATACAACTCATCCTTCCGGTATCAGCCCCAAGCTGCAAATAACTGGCGCGGATAAACCCATCCTCCGAATAATTCTTCAGCAAAGTTTCAGCCATTTGCCGCCGCTTCTCAACTTTTTTCCACCGCAAATAATCCGCCACAACCTTGTGATCACCAACGTATTCCTGGAGCGCAGAACGACTAGCACTGGGCTTGTTGTTCTTCATATCCATCGGCGGCTCACCCAACAAAGCTGTGAACTTTTTGAGCAGCTGCGCAGGACTATTGAGATTAAAAACATTCGGGTCCGGCTTCTTACCTTTTGGCCCCGGTTTTGTCTGGTACAACAACTTCCCGTCTAACCCTCGGTGGAGCTTGTGTTCTGGCGGAAGCGCGGCATCGAAGTCTTCAATAAATTTCTCACCGACCTCCACGTTTTCAATATCTAAATCTTCAATTAGCTGCTCCAGCATCTTCTTATCAAACGGCAGCCCGGTGCGCCATAGCTGCGCCATTGCCGGAAGCGCCTTGCACTCAAGTTCCCAGGCTGGCATTAACGCACCAGTCGCCATCCGCTTGGTGATCGGCTCCCACAACTGGGTCAACACCACCACATCCTTGGCCGCATATTCGATCTGCTCCACGCGCAGATCAGCCGACCAATCGCTCTTCTGCTCTTCCTTGGAAATGTCTTGGCCGAGATAGCGGTGAACAACGTGCTGGAGCCCGTGCTTCAGGTTTGGCAGCCCGTTCGTCAAGATCCGACTCGCCAACATCGAGCAGTAGATCTTGCCTTCCGGGTAAATCTCGTGCTCTTGCAACCACCCGAGGTCAAACACCGCGTTGTGCGCCAGCCACTGCCGTGGAACGCTGCAGAACTCTTCGAGCGTGATCCAGTCTTCATCGCTGAAGCTCCAGCAGTCAAGAACCACCGGATCCTTCCCGAAGGTGGCTAACTGCAGAAGCCGCAGACCACCGAACTTCGGCTGGAGCCCGGTGGTCTCAACGTCAAACGCAACGAAACTTGCATCATCGAGCGTGGACAGGTGCTCGATGCCTTGGAGGATTTTCATGCCTGGTAGGGCGTGTACCCTACTACTCTAGCAGGCTGTCAACTTCCCTAGCGGAGCAGAGCACCGCCGCCGCGAGTGTCCCACCCTCGGGAAACCCGAGCAAGCATCGCGCCTTCCAATGTATGCAGTTCTTGCATGGCCCCCCATCCGGCTGAGGCTTGTAACCCTGCCGCAACCGATCCAAGCGCAACTCCTCCCGTCCAGCCGGACTGGAGCGATAACACTTCATACACAACACCGGATTGGTCGTTTGCGCACCACAGCCTTGGCACGCTCTGCTGCTGATTGTGATTGCCATCAGTTTGTTTGTGTGAAGTAGTTGCACTCCTCCGCGAAACCGGGCATCCCAGCCTCTGGAAGATCAAATGAGCACGTCCCATTAGACCAGTATTCGCACTTTTTGCAGCCGTTGTCTGCTCTGGTGTGCCCAGCAAGTTGCCTCTCTGTGGGGTAGCGAGGAATATCAGGCCACAAGTTTGCCTTATACACACCGGCTCGGATGTACCCGATGGTTTGGCGCGTAACTCCTAGATCTACCGCCACATCCGACGTTGACCTGGGATCCAGCAAAGCAAGTCTGACCTCCAAGTCTGAAAGTCTCCGCCGACTAGGCGGCATTACTTTGTTGGACTGCTGGATCTCTTTTTGTTTGTGTGGATCGTAGTAAACCTTCCACTTATGTCCGCAGCTCTTACACCGCAGCCAATAAGTAACACGTTTTTTGGAGTGCCATTTATGTGTTGAAACAATATGCCTGAAAGTGTGAGTGCAATGGTTAGCCATTCCAGTGCCGAATAACTCCTGCGCAAATGAAAATGTTTGTAGTCATGTAAGCCAGCAGGATGCAAAAGCGCACCAGTGCAACCTGATCAGCGACCCGATTGTGATGGTGCGCCTTCTCACCCAACGCCTTGGCGACAATCCGCCTACGAGCTCGCCATCCTCCAGTTCAGAAGCAATGGTTTCCAAGCACTTACGCAACAAGGCGCGGCGCTGATACCCCCTAACGGGCTCCCACCACTCGGGTTCTGGCTCTATCGGAAACATACTTGTTGCCAATACCCGCACGGCATTTGCTAGACCATCCTCAACGGTTGAAGATCGGTCATAAGCCATGAGCACAGCAGTGGCAACAACTTTAGGGTTAATCTCGACAGTCATTTTTGTAGGGTTCAGTAGCGAGAGTGTTAATCAAGCGGTTCAGATACCAGCGACATTTCATCGCATCTTCCAGTGGATCCTTCTTCAGCCACATCCGACTGAGGTATTTAAGGCACTGCCACTGGAGCGACCCAACGCGAGCATCAGGCGCATGTTGCACCCAATCCTCCAGAACCTCAATTACCTCAATCTTCCCCGCCGTGTAATGCGGGGGATGGTCCACTGAATTACTCATCCTTTGGAAGCCTGAACAGCAGTGTCGCCCTGATAGCGACCAGTAACGGAGTAACTTTTGCCGGGCAGCATCGACATTCTGTGGAACACAATCTGCGCGATGCGCATACCCGGCCACAACGGAACAGCGTGCAAGGACCTAGCGTTTTGTAGTTCCAGTGTTAGCCGCCCTTTGTAACCGGGATCGATATACCCGGCAAGAAGATGCTCAATCCCCTCCCTGGCACGAGACGACTTGAGCGCCAGCTGCCCAGCGACACAATCCGGGAAATCAAACTCCTCCACGGTCTCGGCGAGGATAAATTCGTGAGGCTGGAGCATGAAAGGTTTTTCCTTCGTATGCCCAGCAATGGAGTAAGGCACCAAGCTGGTGGTAGTCGGTAACTCCACCAGCAAGTTCTCGCCGAGTCTCACATCGAGACTCGCTGGATTCACCAGCTCCGACTGGAACGGGAATACCAGATTGCGACGTGCCAGGTTGTGAATCTCGTGATCAGCTAATACGGCCATCAGACGTGAGCCCAGATTTTCCGTTGAACAATCCGATACACAGTGCTTGGATCTATGCCCAAGTCAGCGGCGATGTTGTGCGGATGCACAAGACCCTTACGAAACGGAGTGTGTAGGGCACGAATACACAAAACTTGCTCTTCAGTGAGCTTGGCCTTGTTTTGAGCTTCACCACGTTTGGCTTGCTCTTTATCCGTTTGCCACTCGCAGTTACCCGGCTCGTAATTTCCCACATCTCCAATACGTCCTAGGGACGTACCAAAAGGGCGGTCACCCATATCCGCTAGAAAATTAGGGAAGCTGAGCCAGCGCTCGCAAACCCGAACTCCAGCGCCGCCGTAGCGATCGAAAGCGTGATGCTTTGGGTTACAGCACCTCTCCTTCATGCTGGACCATGAACGGTAGGTAGGGGTTATGTACCCACCGGCGCTATGCCCGTGACGAGTGTTTTTCAAGCGACAACAACCTCCCTTGCCTGCTGGAGAGCAACATGCTTCCAAGTCTTGCCGGACTTAATGCAGTTGATGGTGGTGACATGAACGCCAAAGTCCTTAGCGATCTTGGCCACCGACTTCCCACCATCAGCCAACTGGCGCTTAATTTCCAGCACCTTGGCTTCCGTCAATACCGCCACCCCACGCCGTCCCTTGCGGCTGGACTTACGAGTCTTAACTTGAGACTTGGGTGCCTTGACCGCTTTCTCGGTAACGGGCAGAGCAATGGTCTTCTTTGGATCGGCAATATCCAGCTCGATGTGCTGGCACGTATCCAAGGCAAAGCGTGCGTCGTCCAGCGCTTTGATGATCTGATCGAACTGCGCTGCAGAAAGGATGTACATGTTCGTAGGTAAGAACGGGTGCAGTGTAGTAGGGGATGGTCAGTTCTGGAGTTCCAGTTTGATAGCGGCCTGGAAATAACCAGCCACCTTCAAACGGCGATAGACAGAACCAGCCTCTTCGGACTGCTTGTTTTCGAGGGCGTCGTAGTCGCGGCGAGCTTCCTCCAGTGCCGCCATCGTTTCAATGTTGAGGAGGTTCAGCTCGCTGTCGGGCAACTCCGCCAGCTTGTCGAGGTAAATAGTTTTACCGCCCAAAAGGTAAGAGCGGTAAAACGGCACCATTGAAGTTTCGGTCATTCGGGATTGGATCAAGTTCAGCCGAAGTAGAGGCGACGGCGCTCTTCGACCCAGGCATCGTACTCAGCTGGATCAGCAAACCTGTGCTTGAACACCTCCGGCACCTCTGTCGATGGCTTGCGTTGAAGACTGCGCAGTTCGCGCATGTCGTTGTCGTTGTACCCCCGCGATTGGCGGTAGTAATCGGCGTACCAGTCAGTCATGCGAAATAGTTGGGATCTTGCTGGCGTATCCGGGTGAGATCCGTGAGTCTCAACTTGAGAATCTCGTGGATAGCCAGCTGTGCAAGTCGGGTGGAGCTGATGGTGTCGCTGGTGGCGAACACATAGATGAGGTGGCGGTAAAGCTGGGTCAAGGTGCGAACCCTGACCCAGTGCGTATCCCCCGGTATTGGCTCTAGACCTACTTCCCAGTCGTCGTAGTCGTACTGGTTACGTAGGTCACGAGCTTCAGACGTAGGAATCAGACGTGTCGAGTGGTGCCCAGTCATCGACCCGATCTGTGAGCATGGCCCGGAGTTCAGCATCGGTAGCTGGAATCAAATCCTCATCTGAAAAGTA